GATTGACTCCCACCACTGATACCAGCTTGTTTCTCACCACCTATAGAGGTGGGAGACATCTCCCAGCTGATATAGTTCCTAAGTCATCTCAATATATTTTATTCTTTGGTGATGTATTTAACCATCTAAGCTAATTTAATTCTGCAATTCTAGATACTCCAACATATATTTCTGAGATTTTATACCATGTTTTATAATCAACAATTCCAGTCACTGGAAGACCGAAGATTAACTGAAATTTTCGTACAGCAGCTTCAGTGGCAGGACCGAAGATTCCATCTGCATCAATCTTAGGAATTGCTGGATAGGCATCAGATATAACAAGGAGTTGCTCCTGCATCTGGCGTACCTTGTCACCGGTGGAACCGATACTTAAGTCGTAACCCGGCCAGGACGATGGAATACCGGAAATTGCACTGGCAGTGTTAATATACATGTCATCACCGTAGTAGTAACGTAGAATTTGGATGGGAGTATACCCTTGATCACCTAAGGTCTTTGAGCCCCACTGTGTCAACCTTTTTGCTACAACGTATAAAGAACCCGCAATCCCTTATTTTACAGTGGTTTGCGGGTATTTTACTGATATAAGAAATAATAGATTTTCAGAGAATCTTGTTCTCGGTCGTAGACAATTTTGTCCACGATCTGTTTTAATGCTTCGTTCTTTTGTGCTGCAGTAAAAGAATCGGAGACAAGGATATCATAGACACCCTGCACTCTTAACAGCATGTTGGCAGCAGGATCCGGCGTATCTTTTGGAGCATTGTCTTCCAGTTCTTTTAATTGTTCTTCCAAGTGTATGCGTTCTTTCTGAAGCAGTGCTTTATTCGCTTTATATTCCTCAAGAGTATCAATTCCCTCACGGTAAGAAGCTTTGATTCGTTCTTCTTTTCCGGAAAGACTTTCCAGACGACTGGTTAATATATTTTTCTCATTGGAGACTTCTATCGGCTGACGTTCTTTTAAGGTGTAAGAAATGTTGCCGGAGCTTAGAGATTCCTTGACGCAGGCAAGGACCTCTTTCTCCAGGACAAGGGAACTGATTCCATGAGGTTTCTTACATTTCCCTTTATGATATCCATAACAGGAGAAGTAGGAGTATTTCTCACCGTTCGCTCGTTTCATGGTGGCAGCAGTCAATGTACGTCCACATGCAGGACATTTCAGTAATCCGGAGAGCCAGTGTTTATATGTAGAAGAGGGACGTTTCCCGGAAGGTCTGTAGGTTGCTTCAAATCGTTTTTGTGCTGCCTCAAATAATTCCTTTGTAATAATTGCCGGCTGTTGTCCTTCTGTGACGATCCATTCATCTTTATCCTTGATTCTGTTCGTACTGTTTTCTGTCCGGTTCCACCGAATCATACCGCAGTAGGAAGGGTTCTGAATGATGTACTCAATAGATCTCCGCTCAAATGGTTTGCCCTGTGAGGTCTTAAGCCCAAGATTGTTCAAGCGTCTTGCAATATCAAAAAATCCGATGCCTTCATTCGCATACCAGTTAAATATCATGCGTATAATTTCAGCTTCTTCAGGAACAATCATCGGAGGCTTGCCATGCTCCACGACCTTGTATCCGAGTGGCGGACGTGCCTGGTATGCTCCACGGGTTGCATTTTCTTTCATGCCCCGGAATACTTCACCAGATAATCGGATAGAGTAGTATTCATCCATCCACTCAATGATACGTTCAATCAGAGAACCGAAAGGATTATCCGAAAGAGGTTCGGAGATGCTCACGACTTCTACGTTGTGTTGCTTCTTGAGAAGAGACTTGTAGACAATGGATTCTTCCTGGTTCCGGGCAAATCGTGAGAACTTCCATACCAGGATCAGATCTACCGGGTGATCAGAACCCTTCGCAAGTCCGACCATCTCCTGGAAGCCTGGACGCTTTTCAGCTTTCCGGCCGGAGATTCCAAGGTCAGAGAAAATCTTAAGGATTACAATATTGTTCCTGGTAGCATACTCCCGGAGAAGATTCTCCTGAGAATCCGGAGAGATTTCTTCCTGATCGTGCGTGGATACACGGATATAGCCATAGGCATATCTTAATTCACTCATCATATCACCTTCCTTAGTATATATGTGCGACGTCGCACAAAAATGGGTATAAAAATAACAGCCAAGCACAGAACAACAGTTCCGCTTGCAAGACTGCTCCGAAGATGATACAATATGACTTGAACAATCAGATATAGTATATCTTCGGATATGCGAGCCACCCTGAGCCAACGGGGTGGCGATTTCTATTTTATTTATACATTTCTTGTTGCATCTTCAAACTTATTCTATACTGTTCTGCATCTGGAACATCAATAAATTCCACTGTTTTATCAAAGTTTTTCTTTACAACATCTTTTATTTCATCAAGAGTTACGTGGAAGAATTCTCTACGCGTATTAACCATATTGAGTTTTCTGTCCTCAAAAGCTTTATGCAGTGCTGTTTCCAACGCTGGCGCATCATCAGAGAAAATCATAGCATGTACATCAAAGTTAAATGGCACAGATGCATCGCCAAGTTCATCAACGCGATCTTGTGGATCCAATCGTCTTGTCATGCCGATCTTGTAAATATCTGGACCAAATGCTCCGATGTTGGATATTACGTATACATATCCAGCTCTTTGGTTTGCTTCTCTGTAATCAATATCTTTCATTGCTTTATCGATATCCTGCAATTGATTTTCGAGTTCAGACTTCTTAGCTAAAAGAGCAGAGTCTTCTGGAGATTGCTCTAACTGTTTCAGGATATGGTCATAAGCTGTTTGATAGTGAGTTTGTTCTTTTTCAATCTTTTTCCTCTGAGCTTCGATTTCTTTTTGAAGTCTGGCAGCTTCGCGAAGTTCTGCACGGGCAGCTTTTTGAGCTTCTTTTTCTTCCTGTTTCTTTTGCTGATATTCAAATGCTAATCGAAGTTCTTCAACTTTTAAATTCAAATATGCAGATTTTATGGAAATATCCATAATTGTTCCAAGCTTCGAAATAGACTCTGCGGATTTGTAAATTCGGTTCAACGATGCATCATAGTTAGTATATTTTACGTTAGATATAAGATCATCGCATTCGGTGTTAAATGCCCGAAGTAAAAGCTTTTGCGTGTCATTAACCATTTTCCGTCCTTTAGAGAGGCTATCATTTACCCGCCAATTTGTATTTCCAGTTACAGCATCTTTATTTTTTATAAGAGTCTTTTGCTTTGCACGTATCTCAGCCAATTTATCTTTATAGTCAAGAGCATTTGCAAAGCTATAATGTGGACGGTACAATCCAAACTCTTGAACAAGAATTTCATCGTCCAAATCTATAATCTGTTTTTCGCGGTTCCTTATCTCGTTATCCAGATTCTCAATATTAGATACACGGCGCGAAATGTCAGCTTCAATATCTTTTATGTTGCTTTCCAAAGATGATTTTTGAGAGTTGAGCTTGTCTATAAGTCCGTGAAGTTTTTGCGCATCTTGCATTTCTGGTGTGAGTAAAGATTGCGCATGATTTAACTCTCCCTGTAAACGTGCATTTTCTTGTTTTAGTTCTTCAATTTCATTTTTGAATTGTCCAGTTTTAAAAATATCACCAATTCCCATATCTTTCTCCTTCTTTAGTAGAGTAAAAATAAGTAAGTTTAAATAAGTTTTTATATAAACACCAAAGCGATTATATATGTTTAAAATTTTCGACGAAGCTCTACGACTTTACCAATAATCTTCACCGGTTTTTCGTCAATCTCTTCCCGGCTAAAATACATCGGTTCATAATTAGGATTTAATGAGATAAGAGCAATACTGTCTGCATACTTCTTTAGTCTCTTACACACACCATCATTCCCGTTCACAAGAGCAATTACAATCTCGTCGGATTCCGCATCATCCTGTCTTTTTACAATTACAGTATCTCCATTATGAATATCCGGCTCCATCGAATCACCGCTGATTCGAAGTCCGAAGAACTCACCGGTCCGTGCCAGTTCCTCAGGAATTTCTTCTTCGTCGATAACATCTTCAATTGCCTCCAGTGGAATGCCTGCAGCAACTCGACCATATATTTTAATTTTGATACCTTCAGATAAACTTGATTGATCAACTGAGGTTCCATCAAGTCCCATTAATATACCAGGAGCGGTATTTAAAACTTTTGCAAATGCAATAATTTTAGATTGAGGAAGATCTATGACGCCTTTCTCGATTTTAGCAATCATACTTTTATCGGCATAACCCATTTTAGAAGCCAAATCGGATTGAGTCATATTTAATTCAATTCTTCTTGATTTTATATTTTTATACAGTTGTAACATTCATTCACCTCATTTCATAATCCTACAATAGCATATGATTGAAAATAATTCAACATTTTTGCGCAAATAGGTTGACAGAAATGCAACAGAGTGATATAAAAGAGGTAGTTGAATTAAATGCAACTAGAAAGGAGTGGATAAAATGCCGGATATAAAGATGCTAAAGGATAAAATAACAGATAGTGGAATGACAGTAAAAGCAGTTGCTGAAAAATCAGGTATTTTGAGAGAAACATTATACAATCGACTTAAGGGAGTGGGCGAATTCACGGCTTCGGAAATAGTATCGTTGTCAAATGTTTTGAATTTATCTCAAACAGAACGAGATGATATTTTTTTAAAATAAAAGTTGAATAAAATGCAACTTAAATAGAGAAAGAGAGGTGAGTAAGGTGAGAGACGATAAAAAGAAACCGCCAAAGATAACGGCTTCAGACGTAGGAATAGCACTTTCAATATTTTTATTACTTTTTCAGTTATTTTGCCATGTTATACTCCCAAGATTGACTTAACAAAATCAATTACTTCGGAATGATGAATGTGGGAGGTGAGTAGAGTGTGGACATTAATATTATATGTTTTATAGCTGTAATGATTATAGCAATAGTATGTGGAAGCGTTGAAATTAAAATGAAGCCTCCGCATTGGAAGCTTCAAGTTACATGGATTGCTCTGATGGAAGTATTAGCTGTTCTCCTTTTAATAAACAGGCTAATGATTTAGCTATGCTATTAAAAAGTTTGAGAGCACCGTCCCAATCGTCGCAATCAATTTTATTATTCAAATCGTCAAGAAATGGCCATAAAGATTGTGGAGTATAAGCATATATGCGGAAAAAACTTTCTGCACATTCCTTACGTGCCGGAGCGCTCGGGCGGGAAACACATCTACCAACTTTGGTGATAAACTCTTCGATTGTTGAAACAAGAGCATTGTTGTAAGCATCAGAGTGTTTTTCCTGAATATCAAGTTCACGCAGTTTAAGTTGATGACGATTAGAAAGAATTGTTGTAATCGCAGGACTGATGATAGAAATAGCCAAAGCAATCCATGCAGCGGTAGCACTCCAATCAATTTGATGTTCCATAAAAAAGACTCCTTTCATAAATACTCGGCATGGTAGTGCCTGTATCTAAAGTATAGGAGAGATTGAGGAAAGATGCAATAGAAGAGAGGTGGACGAAATGAAGCGGTTATGTCCAGTATGTTTTGCGGAATTACCCGCACAAGCAAATTACTGTCCGATATGCGGAAAATGCATGAGAGATGCCGTGGAGCAGATTAGTCAGTATATAGGAGAAGCGCCGATAACAACAGTAGTTGAAATAAAGGATTGTGCGATTCGCATTGGCATGAAGAAATAGGAAGGTGAGTAGATGAAACTGAGAAAGATAATTGGCTGGATACTAGTTTTTACGCCATCGGCATTAATAGAAGCTATAAGTATTTTGCCTAATGCCATTGGAATGATGATATTAATTTTTTTATTATTTCTTGGCGTATTCACAATTGTGCGAAAAGGATTGCATCTCATAGCAACAAGTACAAACCGTACCACATAACTTATAGAAGAGGTGGTGGAATTGAAACATTTTAACATTGTAGTAATTAACGGAGAAGAAAAAGAAATTTCTTCTCTTTCCAAGGAAGAACGGCAGAGGTTGGTAGACGAATGGAACCGGCGGGCGCTGGAGCAACTTGGATATAAGCGAGAGAAAACCGCTTAAGCGGTAGGAAGGAGGACAAGCTTGAGAAAAAGAAAATCAACAAATATGGTACTGAGAGATGATGCACCATGGGAAGTCAGGCGTAGGGTTCACCAGTTGGAAAGAGAGCGATATGTTCTTTGCATCAAAAGTTTAATTATTCCAGATGTAATGCTGGCACTGGCAGCAGTCTTTGCCATTATGTGCCGTATTTCGATTGGGTAGAGGAGGTGTAAATCATGAATGATATCGCGAAAGAGGCGTTGTTTCGAAGATGTGCAGATCAGTGTGATACGACCGAAATGATGTCAAGAGATATGGTCGGGTATCAGACTGAATTTGAGGAGTTTCAAAGACTTCACAGGGAGATCGAAGATGCAGATCTTGAGGACGAGTACCAGGAGTGGAGAAAAGCTAACGGATACATAAAATGGGAGGAAATACGTGAAATCCCGAAGTTGTTGACGAAAGAAGAATTTGAGTCCGAGATAGAGAACATTAAAAAGGCATTGGAAGAACATAATTTCAGCTCACGGTCTTTCAAAATACACTATTTAATCGGTTGGGTAACTACTGGAACGACAATTCACACGCCGAACCAATTGGAACAGATATTTGATCTGGCGATACAAAAATGAGTGCTCACAAAAGCCCGGCAAGGCTGGAGCACTCGGTAAAACAACCAATTTCATTATAGGAACAGAAAGGCGGTCAGTCAATGATTATAAGAAATTCTATGGCAGCAGTCCGCATTGAGGTGGTCGTAAATGGCTAAAAAGCTGTGGAGCGTGTTCACGAAAGACATGACGCATTGTTATTTCACGGGGACACCGAGCTGTCACAGGCACCATATATTTTACGGACCATACAGAAAGAAGTCTGAACAATATGGTTTCATAATTCCCATAGCATACTATCTACATGAGCACGAAAAAGACAGCGTTCATGAGAATCCAAATCACGGGCTGGATCTGCAGCTCAAACAGATGGCACAGCGGTACTGGGAGGAACATTATGGGACCAGAGAAGAGTTCATTCAAACTTTCGGAAAGAACAGATTGTAAAGAACATCTGATATAAAGTCAGAGTTTTTAATAAATTACGCAGGAGGTATGTTAAGCAATGAGACACTTTAACCTGGAAACATTTGCGGGCGGTGAACTCAGCAGACAGATCAACCGAGATATTGAGGCGGTCATGAGAAATGTTGTTGATCCGAACACAGATGTGAAAGCCAAGCGAAAGATCACTGTCACGATTGAGTTCAAGCCAAATGAGCAGAGGAACTTTATCACGACTAATGTGAATTCGAAGCCAACACTCGCACCGGCGCTTGGAGCTGTTACAGCACTGGGCGTTCAGCAGGATTTGACGAGCGGAGCAATTGATGTGGCAGAAATCGGAAGTAAAATGCCTGAAGCAACTGTAAAGGTTGAGGGTAAGACCGTGGATACAGAGACAGGCGAAATCATGGAAAAAGGCAGCAAAGTAGTAGATCTTAGAAAGAGAGAAGCATAAGGAGGAAGAAGTAAGATGATAAAAGAAGCATTACAGTATATTACGGGGTTAAAAGCAGAGAGCATGGAGCCAAAGGTATTGGAGATTGAGGGAGAGACTTATTGCACCAAGAACCTTACCAGATATCACAGATTTCCGATGGCAAGAGATTTGTCTGTAAATACATTAACAGCATTAGTGGATTACATTAAAGGAAAGCCGGAAGAGTTAAGAGAATCTTCCATTCTTCATGTAGTGAGTCCAACAAAGGTCCTTCTGTTCTCAGGACTTATTGACGAGAGGAACAGAGAGACATTGATGGCAGCGGGCGCAATTGTGAATGAGTTCCGGTTTGATGATTATTATGACCAGGAGCGCTTCCTGATTGAGCTGCAGGCGAACTTTGTAGATAATATCGACTTGACTACAATCATGCGGGTAGCCGGCAATATCAAATCCGGAACAACGGCTAATTATTCCGATGATGGCGTATCTCAGAAGACAACCATCAAATCAGGTGTGGAACTGGCAGATGTGATTGTGCCGAATCCGGTCAAGCTCAGACCGTATCGTACATTTGCAGAGATTGAGCAGCCAGAGAGTTCCTATGTATTCCGCATTAAGGACAGCGAGAGAGGACCAGCATTCAAGCTGGTGGAAGCTGACGGCGGACTGTGGAAGAATGCGACCATGAAGAAAATCAAGGAATATCTGGAATATGAACTTTCCGAGGAATTAAAGGAGTATCACATTACTGTGATTGCGTAGATAACAGCACCTTAGGTTTTTATTGTATCACGAATAACTCCCTGTACGGGCAGTGCAGGGAGAAAAGGAGAATAAGAAGTGTCAGGACGACCAAAACAGGGGATAGATTACGCTGGTTGGTCGGTTGATATATTTGACGGAGACAAGAAGATAGACAAGCTCTTGGACGCAAAAGGCTGGAAAGGCTTCGGGATATATTTCTTTTTATGTCAGAGAGCGTACAAGGTAAATGGATATTTCTATGAATGGGGCTATGACGACTGTGCAACGACTGCAAGGAAGATGGGCGGCGGCATCAGTTCCGGTACAGTGAAAGAAACTGTGGACTACTGCTTGCAGGTGGATCTCTTCGATAAGAGGTTATTTGACGAGTGGGGAGTGCTTACCAGTAGAGGTATCCAACGGCGTTTCTGGACGGTATTGTCAGAACGACGGAATAAAACTGTATATAGTGAATATTGGCTTTTGAAACCCGAAGAATGCAAAGGCTTAGTTAAAGTCAGTCTTTTTTCAAATGTGCAACCGACAAATGACCATTTGCAGGGTACAGATAATGATTCGCCCCCTATAAAGGAAAGTAAAGTAAATAAAAAAATATATATAGCGTTTCAGCCGGAAGTGGAACAGGCTTTTCAATTGTACCTGCTTGTCCGTGAAAATAATTATGGATCCATCATTCCGGAACAGGTGGAGGCTCTAAGGGAAGAACTTGTGTCATTAACGAGCGATCCGGGAAAGCAATTGACCATTGTAAAGAAAGCGACTTCATGGGGAACGAAAGGTTTTGAGGATATTGAGAAGAAAACGAAGAGTCGGAAACCTCAGAAGTCAAAATTCAACAATTATACCGGTCGTGATTATGACATGAACGCATTGGAGCTACAGATGCTAGGAGGAAACAATGAGTGAGATTGAGAAAAAGGAAGAGTGGTATCTGAATATTGATTATCGGGAAGCAAAAGAGATTATCCGGAACAAGCTGCAGGGCATGACACAGAACTTTATCGGAATCGGATTCTATCTCAGGCAGATTAAAGAGACAGAAGGATTTCAGAAAGACGGATATGAAAGTATCTACGAATTTGCCGAAGACCAGTACGGCATCAAGAGATCTACAGCAATCCGCTGGATGCAGATGAATGAGAAGTTCTCCCAGGGAGGATATAGCCCATTCCTGGATAGCGGTTATAAGGATTTCGGTAAGAGCCAGCTCCAGGAAATGTTATATCTGGACAGTGAGCAGTTGGAGGAAGTAAAGCCAGAAATGACAGTTCGGGAAATCAGAGAGATTCGAACACCGGATCCGGAATCCGAAGAGGAGGAAGGACAGCTTCCCGGTCAGATGAGCGTGGAAGATTTTCCGGAAGTTCTGCCGGAGCAGGAAGAAAAGACAAAAGTAGAACTGCAGAAGCCGACAAAAGAACAGAGAGAGTATCTAAATGCATTTGCAAGAAAATTCATAGTTATCCATCGGAATTGGTTCCTGGAGAACTATCAGAACAGAGTTATGAATGTGACTACAAGTCCCATACTGATCAGACAGAAATTCTGTGAAGGCAAAGACAGAACCTATTATTTCGCAATTAGAGAAAAGGCAGCCCATATCAATTTGTTCGATGATTATATCCAACTCTGGTCAGAAAATAATGAGTACATGGGTGACTATGACTGGTTCTATCTGGCAGCAGCCATACAGTCCATGTGGACTGTAGTCGCAATAGAAGAGGCACAGCAGAAGATTGAAGAACAGCCGAGTGAGGAAGTGTGCGACGTCGCACAATCGGAAAATACAGATTGCAAACCAGAACAGTCAAGCTGTCCTCCAGGACAGACAAGTTGTCCGAGAGAGAACTGGGGAACCTCAGACGAGGATCAGTTGCAAGGCTGGAGAGAATGTGCAGCTTGCTGGAATCATTACAAGAAATTGCATGAGCATGATGAGGAGATTCCAAAAGAGGAAAATGTGGGAATTGAAATTCCTCAGGACATTATGGAAGAAGTAACGGAGCCTGTGGAGGATTATCAGGAGATCCTGGAAGAGAATGAACCGGTTATCGTGGAGCAATCGGAAGGTATTGCAATCGTTGATATTCCATCAGAGCCAGAGTTGTACGAAGAAGTATCTGAGAAGACCGATATCGATATTGCAAGGGAAGAGAATCAGAAAGCTCAGATGTATCTGGAGATGGCTGAAAAAGAATTCGGTCCAAATGATATCAGGATCCGGAAGCAGAAGATATTAGTTGCAGCACTGGCAGGATATATCCATGACCTAGATATGGTATTGAATCCTCCGGAAGAACCGGAACAGCCAGAACTGCCAATATTCCGAAACAATGACCAAAGAAAAGAGTGGCTGAGAAATCATAGAGACTGGGGAGTCTGGTACACAGATGAACATATCGGCTGTACCTACTACAAATATGATTTTGAAAATGGAGCAAGACTCATTGCTGAAGAATACGAAAGCAAGTATACAGACTATGTATCCTATCTGCATTTGATTAATGGACCAAAAGTCCCACGTGGGAAAAATGGTCAGACAAAATGGACAATACATGATTGCTACACAAAATATCCAAACAGCGAATCTGAGCTTGTAGAGTTTTTGAAGTGGATTCAGAAGGGAGAGAAGTAGATGACTCCGGCAGAAAAACAGGAAGTAATCTGGATGTTTCTAGATCAGGGATTGAGCTATAAAGAAATTGCAGAAAGAACAGGCATCCCTTATGGAACAGTATATATGCATGCCAAACGGAAGCGAGAGCATGATGAGGCAGATATGACTGGAGATAACTCTGACCGTCATAAATGCAGAACATGCCAGTATCGCCACAGTGATGCAGGTGGTTGTGATTACTGTATCCATACCGGTAGGGAACGTGGTTGTGATGTGGAAGTGTGCGATAAGGCAGTAGTAGGAGAAAGATTGGCGAAGATTTAGGAGGCTACAATGGACAAGAAAGAATATGACGAAATAGAAGAACAGGCAAACAGGTTACAGAGTGAAGCTGGTAGAAGATGCAATCAGCAAATAAAAGAAGTTAACAAATACCACGAAGGATACATTCAGGGAGTGGAAGACTTGCTGAATGTTATAAGTAGGCGATAGACAGCTATGAGTAAAATTCCAAAAGAAATAGTAGACAAAATCGAACAGAGAAATAAACTCAACGAAGAAATAGAGACATGGTGCAAAGAAAACCTTGATATGGATGGTATGTGTATGAGTATAAGCAGTTTGGAGAACTACAGCGGGATAGAGATGTAAGCATTTTATATTTTATAGCATTATGGATTGCATATAGCGAAAGGAGTTGATGGTAATGAATAACAATATTCCAGAAAATAAGAACAAATACAAGAACAACTGTCGGAAGGTCTATGCAGATTATCACAGAGATGACCAAAATAAGATGATTGAAGCAAGGAGGCTCAGAAAGAAATGTGGACCATTAAATCGGACGAACGTCTTGAATTATATGATGAAGAAGAGGACGAAGTAATTGCAATATTACTCTGGGACGAGAGATTCTTGAACTGGAAATTGTATTATAGGTATACAGGAGGAAGTGGATATGCCTATCTGGATTCCATGGAAGGATTTGGAAAGCTGGATATAGAACCAGTAGAGATGGCAGCAGTCGAGACCATTATAGACTACTGCAAGGAAAAGGCAAACCTTTGGGAAGGACGTGCAGAGGATATGGAGGCGATGATGTGAAATGGATCCGGGAAAACATGAATCAGATAAACCTGGTAGAGGAAGGAAAAAAGATAGCATACATTGCCTACATTAACTGGGAATGGAAATTATTTGAAGGTGGCGAAGAGTGGTGTGTTGGTCTGAAGGTCTATAATTCGCACCAGGTAGAAGAGGCGCAGCGGGCAGCAGTCAATGAACTGATTCGGTATCACACAGAAAAAGCAGGGTTGTTCCAGAAATATAAAATGGAGACAGCAGCATAAAGCGGAGGAGGTGAAAGCCGTTGGCGTACATGGAAAGTTATGAGCAGTTGGCATTTGCAATCGTGAAGTTAGCTGTAGAAGATTATCGCAGTGCATTAAAACGATTGAAAAGACATTCGAATGATCAGCAGGCATTATGGAGTAAAGCTGATTGCGAACGATTCTTCCGGAATGATATTGGAACATATTGTAATCTGGACGGAGAAAAGATTATGAGAGCTGTTCAGGAACAGGTGGGATATAATGATGGATAAAAAGCAGTTGAAAAAATATAAATCCAACAAAAGAAGAATAGCCGGGATCAAGAAAACAATCGACAAATTAGTGGAGCAGTTGGACAATGTTCCGGTAGTACCTGGCAAGGTTAAGAAGTCTGGTGATGAATTTCCTTACATTGAGCAGCATGTGAAAGTAGTAATGGAAGAGCCGAAAGAAGCAACCAGGTTAAAAGAGCGCATCAGAGAGAAGCGGGAAGATCTTGGTAGATTGGAGCAGGAGAATGAAGAAGTGGAGAAGTATATATTACAGTTACCTGTCGGCATGAAGAAAGAGATATTTGAAATGGTGTATCTGGACGGAATGACACAGAAAGAAGCTGGTGATAGTTTAGGGTATACCCAATCAATGGTATCCAAGGTAATAAATGCAGACATGAAAGATTCATAACATTCATATTTTAGATGTGTTATTGTTATAATGAACTTAGTGAAAAACACATTTCATTATGGTTTCACAATCCCCTTACAAGGTGTATACAGTCCTAGAAGGAACGGCTTGGCAACAGGCTGTTCTTTTGTTGTGCAGGATAAAAAAGAAGTAGTAGATGTTTATAATAAAGAGAAGACGATGATGGCAGCAGTCAATTGATTGCTGCCATTTGCATGCAAGGAGAAAGTAAATATTGAAGAGGAATAGACCAGATAAAGACGGTACCCACCGTGGAGCTTTTGAAAAGAATAAGAAAAAGATTTATGCAACCCAGACTGTGTGTGGAATATGTGGAAAGCCTGTGGACTTTTCACTCAAGTATCCACATCCGTTGTCGCCATGCATAGATCATATTATTCCAATCGCGAAAGGTGGACATCCATCTGACTTGGATAATATGCAGCTTGCACATTGGACCTGTAACAGACAGAAGAGCGACAAGCTGATAGACAGTAGAGGCGGAGGAAAACAAGAAGAATCAATTGGAAACAGGGTACTTCCTCATACATTTGATTGGAGTAATTATAGACCTAAATAATATTGACGGATAGGGGGCATACCTCCCCCACCGCAGGTGCGCGCGGACTTCACACCGTCACTGCGAAAAAAAACACACGCTGAGAGAAAATGGCGTGGGAAGGAGAACTAAATGGCAGATTACAGGGGCATAGAATACCTAAGAAAAAAGCTGAATCGAAAGAGAAGCCGAGTATTAAGGCGGTATAAATTCTATGAAATGAAAAATATAGCACGGGACATGGGAATTGCCACACCACCTAGCCTGCAATGGTTACAAGCAGTACTTGGATGGAATGCAAAGGCCGTGGATTCGATTGCGGACAGGCTAGAGTTCCGGGGGTTTCGCGATGACAATTTTGACATGACTGGGATATTTCGAATGAATAATCCGGATATATTATATGATTCCGCGGTACTGTCGGCATTGATTTCTTCCTGTTGCTTCATCTATATTTCGAAAGGTGAAGATGACTTCCCGAGATTGCAAGTAATTGATGGAGCAAATGCGACTGGAATTATCAATCCAATCACAAATCTGCTCACGGAAGGCTATGCAGTTCTGGAACGTGATGACAATGGAAAAGTGACCGTAGAGGCTTATTTTGTAGAAGGGTGGACAGTAATCTACAGAAACGGAGTACCTGTTCAGCTTTTTGAGGATAACGTACCAGCACCGCTACTGGTGCCAATCATATTCCGACCGGATGCAAAGAGAGCATTTGGTCATTCTAGAATCAGCCGGGCATGTATGTCAATTACAGAATCAGCAATGAGAACTTTGAAACGATCTGAGATAACTGCAGAGTTTTATTCATTTCCGCAAAAATATGTAGTTGGTCTGGATCCGGACGCAGAACAGATGGATAAGTGGAAAGCTACTGTATCGAGCTTATTACAATTTGATAAAGATGAGGAGGGAGATTCGCCGACTTTAGGACAATTCCAGCAGCAGTCTATGGCACCACATTTAGATCAACTTAAAATGTTCGCCGCGTTGTTTGCCGGAGAGACCGGATTGACCCTTGATGACTTAGGATTTGCAACGGAGAATCCGGCTAGCCAGGAAGCAATCAAGGCATCACACGAGAATCTGAGACTGACAGCAAGAAAAGCACAGCGAGCGTTTGGCAGTGGATTCCTGAATGCTGGCTATCTGGCTGCATGTCTACGTGATGATTATCAATATTACCGCAATCAGGTATATATGACGACGTCAATCTGGGAACCAGTGTTTGAACCAGATGCAGCAATGCTGTCCAATATTGGAGATGGAGCAATTAAGATTAACCAGGCAGTGCCAGGATATTTCAATGCAGATAACTTAAGAGATTTAACTGGAATTAACATGAGCAATCTGCCAGTAACTCCGGAGGTGTAGCCTATGGAGGACATCACACCAGGACTTTTGGAGAAGATACAGAAACAATTCTATCATGATATTGAAAAGAGCAGCATCATTAAAAACTTCAAAAAACAGGCACAGAGAGGTAAGACTTCATACAGCCAAGCAAACGAGGTGGCACAAGAGATTGGGAAAATCTTAGCGCAGTCATATTCGGACAACTTATCATCTGATATATTGCCAGATGGAAAGATGTATTATAACATTGCTTCCAGAGTATTGGATCCGACGTTGAGGGAAGCTTATGAGATGGCGGCAGATAATGCAGCTATTGTACAGCAGATTATGAACGAAGCAGCAGGCATTGGAATTAAAACAATAAGAGCACAAATCCAACAGGATAATATAAATGGTATTGTAAATCGGATTTCAAGTGAGGAATATTTTGATGATGTGAAATGGATTCTCGATGCACCTGTACGGAATTTGGTTCAGAAAGCAATGGACGATACTGTTCAAAAAAATGCAGATTTTCATGCAAAAGCTGGATTGAGACCAAAGATTATACGGAGATCCTCCGGACATTGTTGCGAATGGTGTAATCAGGTAGCTGGAACATATGTATATCCAGATGTTCCTAAAGATGTGTTTCGGAGACATGATAATTGTGATTGCATTGTTGAGTATTATCCGGGAGACGGTAAAAAGCAAAATGTATGGACAAAAGAATGGAAATACGAAAAAGAATCTGATAAAATAGAGGAAAGAAAAACAAGAGAAAAAAATGAATTAGCAATCAGGATAGCTGAACACCCAAAGATGTTTCAGGCATATACACCGGAAGGATTGAAAAAAGCATTGGAGAAAGCCGGATATGAAGTTAAACCATTAGGAAGAGGGAGCTTAAAAGGCATACCATTTGAAGAAGGCGGTGGATTTCGAGTCTCTTATGATGGGGACGGATATTTACAATATCATCCTGAAACCAATAGCCATCATGGAGAAGCCTATTATAAAACATCAAGCGGAAGAACAGGGACAAAGCGCTATAATCTGAATGGAGATGAGAAAAATGACTAAGACGAGAGAAAGCGTTGAATATATTGAAAACAGATTGAGAAAAATATATGAAGAACGTAAAATCAATAATGAAGATTGGTTTATTTTACCGAATCAAGTAGCCATACATATTGATATTATAGAAAAAAAACGTCTCGTAATTGAATTCGCAGATAATGAGGAAAAAGCCAAAACACACATGGCTGATGATGGACGATCATATTATCTCGATGATTATACACTTGAAGAGATGTTCAATGAAATGATAAAAGAAATTGAGAATGAAATATGATTACTCGAGCAAAAAGAGGTGAAAAACATGACATATGATGAAGTAAAAAGATTTTTGCACAAAAAAATTATTGTGACAGATATAGACGGAAATCGTATAAAAGGGATATTCACCAATACAGTGTCAGAATACGACACATCGTCTGGAAAAGAAGAAATAGAACTAGATGCCGGGAAAGTATTTTATGGAATTCCGCTAGATGAAATAAAAGATATAATAGAGATTAAATAAGCTGCCAGATTGTTCTGACGGCTTATATTTTTAGGAGGCTACATGGGAGAAGTAAGGAAGGGGCGGCAGACCCCGACGCAATCTGTCGTGCTGCCTTATTCTTCAACATATGGAGCTGAAGCAATAGACATTTACAATTCGACAGGAAGAACTGCACAGGAGTGGCAGGAGCTTCTACTGTCAGACATTTTGGCCGTAAACGAAGAGGGGTTATGGGTACATACCAAATTCGGGTATTCAGTCCCAAGGCGTAATGGAAAGAATGAAATTGTTGCAATAAGGGAGATGTATGGATTAAAGAAAGGCGAAAGAATCCTACATACAGCACATAGAACCACAACTACACACAGCGCATGGGAACGACTTTCGAATTTGCTAAAGAAAGCAAATATCGAGGTCGTTTCTTCATATAAGGCATTTGGAAAAGAACATTTGGAAGTTGCTGGCGGTGGAATTATCGAATTCCGAACCAGAACATCAAAAGGTGGTCTGGGAGAAGGATTTGATTTACTGATTATCGATGAGGCACAAGAGTACCAAGATGATCAGGAGAGTGCATTAAAATATGTCGTTACAGATAGCAAGAATCCACAGACAATTTTTTGTGGAACACCACCAACTCCAGTCAGCTCCGGAACAGTTTTCACAAAATTCCGTAAGGCAACCTTGGAAGGGCAAACGGTTAACTCCGGGTGGGCGGAATGGTCCGTGCCGGAGCAGACAGATATAAGAGATATAGATGCCTGGTACGAGACAAATCCATCTCTTGGAACTGTATTCACGGAAAGGTCTGTAACGGATGAGATCGGTTCAGATCCGATTGATTTTAATATCCAGCGATTAGGATTATGGATTCGCTATAATCAGAAATCAGCTATCAGCGCAACAGAATGGAATGAACTGAAAGCTGATGTCCCACCGGAGCTTACAGGAGATCTTTTTGTAGGGATCAAATACAGCAAAGATGGGAATGTGGCAATGGGAGTTGCGTCTAAAACGAAAGATGGCAAGATATTTTTAGAGTGTATCGATTGTCGTGAAGTACGTGCAGGTGATACATGGATACTAGCATATTTGAAAAACTGGAAAGCGAGAAAGGTGATTATAGATGGAGCATCAGGACAGCAGTTAATGGAAAATGAAATGAAAGATTGTGGTATAAAAAATTCACACCTTCCGACAGTGAAGGAAATCATTGCCGCGAATGCCTCGTTTGAACAAGGGCTATATCAAAAAAATATTATCCATTCCGGGCAGCCATCATTAGTGCAGGTAGTAAGCAACTGTGAAAAAAGAACAATAGGAACTAATGGTGGATTTGGCTACAAGGCAATAAAAGAAGAGATGGAGATTGCGTTGCTTGACAGTATCATACTTGCATACTGGGCATGCAGTGAGACGAAAACGAAGAAAAGAAAACAAAGAGTTAGTTGTTAAGAGACACCTTAGGGTGTCTTTTTACATATTACGCAACCCAGCGGTTAATGGAGAAAGGAGTAACAAAATGGCAGAATTTACACCAATTACAACACAGGAGCAGCTTGATAAAGTAATCGGAGAGCGCATTGCGGGAGTGAAAGCAAAATATGAAGGCTTTGATGATTACAAGAAAAAAGCAGAAGATTATGATGCTCTAAAAGCAAAATCCGATGGTTTTGAACAGCAGATTGTAGCGTTGAACAAGGAAATTAACGGTGATGGAGAAAAGAACATCGGATACAAGAAACAACTTGAAGAGGCACAGGGTAAGATCAGGGGATACGAGACCAGTTCTCTCAAGATGAGAATTGCACATGAAAATGGAATCCCATATGAACTTGCAGGTAGATTAAGTGGAGCTGATGAAGAGGAAATCAAGAAAGATGCTGAGACAATGGCAAAATTCTTGAGAAAAAAAGATGTTCCTCCACTTGCAGGAGGAGATCCACAAAAAATTGATGACAAAAAGACAGCAATGAAAGGCATGCTGGCTAGTTTGAAAGGAGAATAAAAAAATATGGCAACATCAAAAGGAACAATGTTTGACCCTACACTGGTCAAAGATCTTATTACAAAAGTAAAAGGGAAGTCAGCACTGGCTGCATTATGTGGTCAGACACCGATTCCATTCAATGGATTGAAAGAAATGATTTTTTCTATGGACAATGAAATTGATATTGTCGCAGAGAATGGAAAGAAAACCGAAGGCGGTATTGCTATCGCGCCAGTTAAAATTGTACCGGTTAAGTTTGAATATGGTGCAAGAATCTCTGATGAATTTATGACTGCTACAGAAGAAGAGCAGTTGGATATTTTAACAGCGTTTAATGATGGATTTGCGAAGAAAGTAGCGAAAGGACTTGACCTTGCAGCTATGCATGGTATTAACCCAAGAACGGGAACAGCATCTGCTGTAATTGGAGACAATCATTTTGATGCGAAAGTTACGCAAACTGTAGATTACGCGTCAGCAACACCGGATACAAATCTGGAAGATGCGATTGCGGTAGTAGATGGTTCTGAAGGAGATGTAACAGGACTCGCGCTTTCGAAGACGTTTGGATCAGCGATGGCAAAAGTCAAAGCGAATGGAATCAAGCAGTATCCGGAATTTGCATTTGGAGCATCACCTGCAACATTTAACGGAATCCCGACAAGCGTCAACAAAACTGTATCTAGCGGAACAACGAAAGACCATGGTATTATTGGAGACTTCCAGGGAGCGGTTAAATGGGGATATTCAAAGGAAATTCCTATGGAAATTATTCAGTATGGTGATCCGGACAACTCAGGAAAAGACTTAAAAGGATATGGTCAGATCTATATCCGTGCAGAAGTATATCTGGGATGGGGAATCTTGGTGCCAGAATGGTTTGCAAGAATTAAGGAGGCATAGTATGAAGTATAAAAATACAAAAACGGGCGCAATTATTGAGACAAGTACAAAGGTTTCCGGCGAAAACTGGGAACCTTTTACCAGCAAAGAATCCGAGGAGAAAAAAACGCCATCCAAAAAGCAGCAGGCTAACAAAGCGGAAGGCGATTCCAAAGACGATGCACAAGAGGGCACAGAATAATGGATCCATTCGCTACACTAGAAGATATATCTATCCTGTGGCGTGAACTTAAGGAATCCGAGTACAGCAAGGCAGAGAAGCTTCTGACAGTTGTCTCGGATTCTCTAAGATATGAAGCCAACAAGGTTGGAAAAGATTTGGATAATATGATTGAACAGAATGAGGCGTTGCGGAATGTTGCGAAATCTGTGACTGTTGACGTGGTAGCGCGTACACTTATGACATCGACAGACACAGAGCCAATGACACAGATGTCTCAATCAGCGCTGGGCTATTCGGTGACAGGAACATATCTGATTCCTGGAGGCGGTTTATTCATTAAGAAATCCGAGTTATCCAGACTAGGTCTTAGAAGACAGAAAGTTGGGGTGATGGATATTTATGGCATCGATGATCAAGGGAATTCCAGTAACACTGTATGAGAAGACAGTAATTGGAAAAGATGAATTTGATCGCCCGCTACACCAAGAAATACCAGTGACAATTGAGAATGTGCTTGTAGCTCCGGCATCGACCACGGAAATTCTGAACGCATTGAATCTGACTGGAAAGAAAGCGGTATACAATATCGCAATTCCGAAAGGAGACAATCACACTTGGCAGGATTGCCGTGTAGATTTCTTCGGAATGTCTTGGCAAGTGATTGGGTTTCCACAACAGGGAATTGAAGAAAATATTCCGTTAGATTGGAACCAGAAATGGCAGGTGGCGTTATATGGGTAAGACGAAGATTGTTTTGAACCGTGCCGGTGTTAGAGAGTTAATGCAGTCACCGGAAATGCAGGCAATCCTTGTAGAGCATGCGAATAAGATAGCCAGTGCATCAGAAACCGAAGCGTATGTAGCACAGACACGTGCGGTTGTGAAAGTCTGCGGAGATGACGGTAATAACGGATTATTGAAGGCGGTTGGAAAACATGGTGGAAAAAATCGTTAAGGATTATCTGCAGTCCAGTCTTGAAATACCGGTTAGATTGGAAGAAGAGGATGATCTTGGAAATGAATATGTATTGATTGAAAAGACTGGATCTAGCACAGAAAACCATATTGCATCAGCAACTCTGGCTGTCCAGTCTTATTCTGCGTCCCTATACGGGGCGGCATCGCTCAACGAGCGGGTAAAAGAAGCAATGGAAGAAATAATCGAATTGGACGATATCAGTAGATGTGAGCTTAATACGGATTATAACTACACTGATACAGCAAGGAAAAAATATCGGTATCAGGCAGTATATGATATCGTCCATTATTAGGAGGGATAAGATGAATACAAAACATGTAAGCGCAGGAAAACCGAAAATCGGTGGAGCAATCTATCGAGCACCATTAGGAACCACGCTTCCGACTGATGCCAAAACAGAACTTGATGCAGCATTTAAGGAGCTGGGATACTGTTCGGAAGATGGAATCACAAATTCCAATAGCCCCGAGACAGATAACGTGAAGGCTTGGGGTGGTGATACTGTTCTTGATTTACAGACAAGCAAAGAGGACAGCTTCAAATATAAGCTACTTGAAATCACCAATATCGAGGTTTTAAAAGCGGTATATGGCGATGAGAATGTAACAGGGACACTTGAAACTGGAATTACGGTAAAAGCTAATAACAGCGAAGCGGAAGCATGCGCCTGGGTTTTTGATATGATATTAAAAAATGCATTGAAACGAATCGTTGTGCCATCAGGATCAGTTACAGAGGTAGCAGATATTGTCTATAAAGACAGCGAAGCTATTGGGTACGAAACAACAATGAAAGCAACACCAGATTCAGATGGGCAGACTCACTATGAATATATTGTAGAGAAAGGAAAATAAGATGGTTGTAGAAATGCCAAAAACAAAAACCGCAGCACTCGACGGAACAACAGAAAGTGGGTTCCAATATACAATACCACCAGATGCGATAGACGACTATGAATTACTGGAAGACCTGTGCGATATTGATAATGGAGATGCTTCTAAAATTACAATAGCTGCAAGACGACTTCTCGGAGATACACAGTTGGAGGCGCTCAAGGATCATGTAAGAAATGAAAACGGAAGAGTCCCAGCCACAAAAATGGTTGAAGAGATTACCCAGATATTCAATGAGTCAAAAGTAAAAAACTCTTAGTCCTCGCTCACATGATAAACATAGATGAAGAAGCATTGATTTGTGATTTTGCAGAAACGTATCACATTTATGATTACAAATCTCTACCGCTACGAACGGTGGGGATTTTTGCGTGTGGGTTGAGGCCGGATTCAAGAATCGGAATGAGAATATCTGATTCAAAACTTACAACAGATCAAACATTATTAGCAATGGTTGCTGATAATACGCGGGCAATCGCCTGGTTAAATAGCTCAGACGGTGCAAAAGGGATTAATCGTCCAAAATCATTGGTAGAGGCACTGATTGGAGAAAAGAAAACCATAGAAAGTGCAATCGAAACGTTCGAAACGGGACAGGATTTTGACGATGAGTGGAGACGACTGACAGGAGGTGAGAAGTAGTGGCAGGTACAGAACTTGCAAAAGCATATGTGCAGATTATTCCGTCTGCACAGGGAATCAGTGGAAAAATTCAGCAGGCAATAGACCCAGAGGCAGAACCGGCGGGGGCTTCGTTTGGAGGTAAATTAGTTGGAAAGTTAAAAGGGATTATTGCTACTGCAGCAATTGGAAAAGCGCTAGGATCAGCAATCAGTGAGGGAGCAAATCTTGAGCAAAGTCTTGGCGGAATTGAGACACTATTCAAGGATAGTGCTGACAAGGTTAAGGCGAATGCTGCGGAAGCCTATAGGACAGCCGGTATGAGCGCGAATGAGTACATGGAATTGACCACAAGTTTCTCCGCAAGCCTCTTATCAAGCTTAAGCAATGATACATCTAAGGCGGCAGATGTAGCAGATATGGCTATGACCGATATGTCCGATAATGCCAATAAAATGGGAACCAACATGGAAGACATTAAGAACGCCTATCAGGGATTTTCGAAGCAGAATTACACGATGTTGGACAACCTGAAATTAGGATACGGTGGCACAAAGACGGAAATGGAGCGATTACTTACTGACGCGCAGAAAATTACGGGTGTAAAGTATGACATCAATAACCTGTCTGACGTGTATTCGGCTATCCATGTAATTCAAGGGCAGTTGGATATTACCGGAACAACGGCCAAGGAAGCTGCAACAACCATATCCGGTTCTTTCGCCTCCATGAAGGCCGCAGCGCAAAATGTAATGGGTCAGATTGCTCTTGGAATGGACATAAAACCAGCTTTGTCAGCACTGGCAGAGACGATGACAACTTTTCTTGTCGGGAATTTACTTCCTGCAGTATGGAATGTAATTTCTGCACTTCCGGGGGCGTTAGTAACATTTATACAGACTGCTACACCACAGTTGGCAACTGCATTAATGCAATTTGTGCCAGAGATTGCGTCACAAGTCCAAACCGCATTGCCACAGCTATACGAAATGGCAAACGGAATGCTGCTACAGATTACAACTGCAATCCAAACGAATCTTCCAGGGCTATTACAACAAGGTGTTGAAATCGTAACTAATATTGCAAATGGAATATTGCAGAATATTCCTCAATTAATTTCGATGGCAGCAACACTGATGGCTAATTTTGAAAATGCGATATGGTCGGCGTTACCACTTGTATTAGCAGCAGGAGGCAAACTAATCCTCAATCTAGTTAATGGAATTATTAATAATCTTCCACAGATTGCAACAGCTGCAGCTCAAGCAGTGGCAAAAATGACGGCGACAATCGGACAGAATCTACCGCAGGTTCTGCAGTCTGGTATTGAGATTATTGGAAAGTTGGCGGCTGGATTAATTCGAGCAATCCCAAGCCTTATAGCTCAGATTCCTCAAATTATTTCTGGAATTCGAAGCGCGTTTTCAAATGTTGATTGGGGGACTATTGGTCACAATATTATCCAGGGAATTGCGAATGGACTCAGAAATGCAGGACATATGTTGTGGGAAGCTGTCAAGGGATTGCTTGGAAGTTTTAAGGATAATGTACTGTCGTTCTTCGGAATCCATTCTCCTTCTCGTTGGGGTATATATGTCGGAGAGATGATTGACACTGGTTTTGCAAAAGGAATTATAGGAGAGCTTCCTTCTATTACTTCAGCAGTTTCTAAATTACAGGACATTGCTACAAGCCCATTTACAAATACAAATCTGAATTATGATTTACAGGGAACAGCAAACAGCTCCAGAACATCAGGAAATGAGACGGCAAGTCGACTTGATACTTTAATTGCATTATTAAGAGCAATTATTGCGATTATAGATGGAAAACCAAGTGGAGATGTAAGCGAACGAGAACTGATTCGAGCATTAAGAGATATGGGGGTTGTATTCGAATGATAGAAATCAAATATGTATGTTCTAATGGAAAAGAATACAATCTTGCGGGTGACCGGATGAGACCAACGTCCGGTTACTTCCACGATTATGAATGGAAACCAATGACTACAGATCAGGAAATTGGAGCAGATGTATACGGGTTTGAAAAAGAACCAAAAACATATCAAATCACATTAACATTCCGTGGCCCACTGGAAGAACGCAAAGCCAAGATGGATGAGTTGACAAACTGCTTTGAGTATGACGTTGTAAATCTTACTCCAGGGCGTATATGGTTTGGAAACTATTATATTGATTGCTATATTAAGGATATGTCCAGCAAAGTGTCATCTACCCGGAACTGCTGGACAGACATGGAACTCGGTATCTACTGTCCATATCCTATGTGGGCAGAGGAAGAATCTAAGAGCTTCTATCCGGATAGCGCAGACAAGGGGGGAATTTATAACTTCTTAGATTACCCATATGATTATCAATATGACTATTCAAAACCATTATCCGGAACAGAGCATTGGTATGTAGATCATTACAGAAGTAGCAATTTTCAGATGACTATCTATGGCCCGTGTGCGAATCCAAGAATCATAATTGCCGGACATGTCTATCAAGTGTATGACACGCTTGAAGCACATGAATACATTGTTATTGATTCACGCAAGAAAACAATTATAAAAAGACTTGCTAATGGTACGGAACAGAACATTTTTTATAAGAAAGCAACCGGCAATTCTATATTCACGGAAATTCCGTCAGGAGACATCTTGATAAATTGGAGTGGAGAGTTTGGCTTCGACATTGTGGTGTACAAAGAAAGGAGTGTACCGGAATGGATCTCATCAAAACAGATCAATACGGAAGGCAGATCGGCTATGTCCAGGGTGCAAATATAGATTTCGAAGTCGGAGCTGATGAAGCCGACAGTATTAATGATTTTGAGATTGAGCTTAAGCGTTGGAATTGGGATGGGTCTATTAGATATGGAACTAGAGTATTTTCACCGGATACTGAGTATGGCGGAATTGTCCGAGAAATCAGCACCGATACAAGTACCAATGTAATCCGTGCAAAAGGAGATACCTGGCGCGGAATGATGACCAAAAAAATTATACAGCCATTGAGTGGACAGGATTACGCAATAGCATCTGGGGAACTTAATTCAATCATAAAATCCAAGGTTGAATCTGAGTTCCCTGGACTCTTTTATGGCGTTACTGCAGATACGGGTGTTACAGTGAACAATTATCAATTTGACCGATATTGTACCTTGCATGCTGGACTGGTTAAGATGTTGAAATCAGTAGGATATCGACTGGATATCAGATACCAAGAAGGTGATGTTGGTATGGCTGGATATGTGAAAGTGAGTGCTGTTCAAATCAACGATCTGTCATCAGAGTATGAGCTGACCAACGATAATAACATGAATTTCATAACTGACGATAACCGGCGCGGAATCAACCATCTGATTTGTCTTGGAAAAGGGGATTTAAAGGACAGGTTGGTTATACATCTATACGCTGATCAGAACGGTACAATTTCGCAGACTCAGCAATATTTTAAGGGAGCAGAGGAAATTGCGGCTATATATGATAGCAGCGGATCAGAAAGAGATGACCTGATTAAGAATGGAATTAAGGAACTGGAAAGCAAGAAGTCAAGTATGTCTTACAACATGACCATGACTAAGTTGGAAGGAAATATCGATCTAGGAGATATTGTTGGAGGAAAAGATTATCTGACCGGAATTAGCATGAAGAAACCGATTGGTCGAAAGATATGGACAATATCCTCCGGAAAAGAAAAAGTAGTGTATAAACTGGAAGGAGAGACATAATGGAAATAATTACAGGATATACAGGAAAGCCCCATGTAACATCAGAACAGGATAGAGATGTAAATATTGGAGTTGTGGGAGAAGGATCTTATGTACTGCAGACTGGAATGCAGTTGGCAGCAGAGGTATCTTCCAACAATGAAATTAAAATCAGAGACGGTGTGTTGATGCATCAAGGGTGCACAGCATCAATCAAGAAAAATACATATGACTCTCTTATTATCATCAATGGTAGTCAGGGAATGAAACGTATTGACTTGATTGTTGCTAGATACGAAAAGAATCAAGATAATGGAATAGAAAGTCTTGACTTGAAAGTTATTCAGGGAACACCGGCGGAATCAACCCCGACAGTTCCAGAATATACAGAGGGAGATATTCAGGCTGGTGATTATGTGGCAGACATGCCAATGTACCAAGTTATCATTGATGGACTTAATATTACAGAAGTCAAAAAAGTGTTTGAAGTCGCCCCAGGTATTGATGCTATGAAGAAAGAGATTGCTGAATTAAATAGCAATATAAAAATATTAAATTCTAAAAATGACAATGGTCATGCACTTAAAGTGTTTAATGCATCCGAAAATCTCGCATATGGGTGCTGGGATGATGGTTTGTATCGTTATGGCGGTTACTATGGCAACGGCGCGCCATCTGACTGGGCTGGCATTATGTTGGTGTCCCAAATCTATATTAATGGAGAAGTCAATGGCTTTCTTAAAGTCGCTTGGGATATGAGCATGACCCAGTACATCATGAAAAACAACAAGGACGGATCCGTGGCTCAGGCTTGGACAAAAATGTAATTACGCATATATCACCAGTAGATTGAGCGTAGTTGTTCCGCCCAATCCGGAATAATAATTACTATTGCACCTGACATATACTTCTGACCAGTCTGGGAGTGCTTGGATTGCGACTTTTCCGTACACCAATGCATTGTTAGAATTTGTTGTTGCGCCAGGGATTGCAGAGATAATTTTTCCACCATTTTTTATTATGGATTTCACCTCTGCTGAAAAATCAACGAGTAGTTCTGCATCGGTTGCTACAGTTTTGCTGAAACATTCCACTTTTTTATTGCTATTTTATTAAGCAACGAATTGTTGCATCATATGAATTTCCTACATGCTACCATAAAGCAAAAAGGAGATTGATATGGAACAACGAATCATGGAAGTGTTAAGGAGAATGCAACCAGTCTTGGAGGACGAGGAACTCCGGGAGCTTAAAAATGTGCTGCACATGGTATTCGCTGGGTGCGACGTCGCACAAAAGACAGAGGTACAATGCGTGGATGATTCCTGGAGGATTGATCTGGAAGATTATCTGATGTCCAAGGCATTAGAGGGTAAGAGTGTAGACACAGTGAAGCGATATCGGTATGAGCTTAGCAGATTATTATCTTGCATCAATAAGCCAGTGGCAGACATAGCAGACGGGGATATATCAAGTTACTTGAGAGCCTACAAGAACATCAAGGCAGTGAAAAATAGTACGCTAAAGGGAGTACGTGCAGTGTACAGTAGCTTTTTCGTGTGGCTCAGAGACAGAGATCGGGTAAGGCGAAATCCGATGGTACTGGTGGAATCAATCAAGGTAGAGAAACGCGTCAAGCGCCCGTTCACAGACACAGAACGTGAGCAATTACTTCGGAGTTGCGCCACTATCAGGGACAAGGCTATGATGGAATTTTTATATTCCACGGCGGTCAGAGTGTCGGAGCTTGCAAGCCTTAATAGAGATGATATCCGGTGGAGCAGTAAGGATTTAATTGTATACGGTAAGGGTGGAAAAGAAAGGACGGTGTACCTGAATGAAAGAACGAACATGTATCTGCAGGAATACCTGCAGAGCAGAACCGATAATAATCCAGCGTTATTTGTGGGACTTAAGAGTCCACACAATCGGTTATCGAAGGCTGGAATAGAAGATATGATAAGACGTACCGGAGAACGTGCAGGGGTAGAAAAAGCCTATCCACACAGATTTCGAGGTACGTCCATTACCAATGCCATTAACAGAGGCATGCCGTTGCAAGAAGCCTCCATTATGGCTGGACACGCTAAAACTGAGACAACAATGCTGTACTGCAACGTTGATCAGGAATCGGTGAAGTATCACCACAAGAAATATTTAAGCGCATAGCATAAATAAAAAAGTAGTAGCTTTTCTCTTACCACAATTCACACTCACTCACACTCGGCAATGGTCGGGTGCTTTTGTTATGTGCTTTTATATAGTAACCCGAAAACAAGATTGAAAGGAGGAGTACTTAATAAAATAGCAAATTAAAAAATGCTGGATTAGCAATATGTCTCGCAGCACACGCAAGTGCATTATACATTCCGACAACAAATACAATCAACATAAACGATTATAGATGTTTCGTGCTACAATGCTGTGATAGTACTGGAAATCGTGTTCTTGCTACAGATCTTATCTTCCCAGATCAGATAGCATACGGACCCGATTATGAACATACCGCCGTCTATGCACCGGAAGCATCTAATTATATAGCGTATTGCTACTTTGGAACTGATAAAAAAATATACACAAAAGCAAGAAGCCAGTATTCATCGGTGAGATTGTACGGTATTCCTAAAAATTAATAATTACCTAGCAATAACACAGCATACAGGTTCTACCGTTAAGTCAGCGCCCCATCTCGAATCAAGCTGTACATACAGTCCGGCACTTGGGTTCAAGGAAAATGTGCACTGTATTTGATCCTCGTATGTTGCCCTTAATACACAAAATCCAAGAGCCTCCTTGCAGCCAGCATTTTTTAATGCTCCGTCGAAATCAGCTTTTGACATAATGCCTATTTTTGTTAAAGCATTTGCTTGTGCATTCAGTTTTGGACATCGAATATTAAATGCTTTAATTGTTTTGCTATTTTATTAAGTATTCCTCCTGGAAAGGAGCGAGAATTGAAATTAATTTTTAATGACGCCACAGAGTTGACCATCCAGTCAGCAACCATCCGAACGGATGAAAGCCTGTTGATCAAGTCTATCTCAGCTACAGAAGAGGAACTTCGAACCATGTTCCAGGACGAGTTCAAGACCCAAAAGATGGTTGTGACAGAACGGGAGTCCACATTGGGAGAGTATGAGAATTACACGGATTTAAATGCCGTAGTAAAATATACGGCTGGAATCTTGGGCGTAGTGATGTACCGGGAAAAAGAATCACCAATGGATCGTATTGATGCACTGGAAGAGCATGTGGACAATCTAACGGAAGCTAACAAAAGCCAAGAAGCTGAATGTGCAGAGCTTATCGCTACCGTGGACAGTATCCTCACAGACGTATTGCCGGCACTGCTCGGCGATGGCGCAGAAGAAACTGATACAGAAAATACGGATACAAAATAGGAAAGGAAAAGAAAGGATGAATGATATGGCAACATTTATTGCAAGCAGAATTATGGAAGAGGCAAACAAAAGCACAGAGGCAGGACGGAAGAAATACCGTGCATATTTTAGGACAAGATTGTACAAAAAATGGAAAGACGAAGTGGACACAATCCTGGAAACCGATGGTTACGATGAGGTCATCGTGGGCTAAGGAGGTGTAGTATGGTAACATTACTTGATATTAAGCGCACGTACAGTGACGGAGGTATGCGTCTGTTACTATTGGCGGACAGCAAAGAGGACACGCTCCCGACACTGCTCTCGGACATAGACGGATTAAGCGGTGCTGGGGGGGTTACTCCGGGCAGTATAGTAATCACTCCTGCACTTGATGTATGCATTATGGCCAATGATGGCACATGGGGGCCGTGGTTATGATGGATAGCTTATTATATAAAATCCTCAAGAACAGAACCGGGGCAGAGATATCTGCCTCCGGGAACCCAGCAACTCTGCCCGGGACATTAAAGAATAATCCGATGAATGAAATGAAAGTGTATGGCTGGAGTAAGCAGGAGACAACCAAGGGAAAGAATCTGTTTGATTTTTCCCGCCTTGTATCAGACGGTGTGAATGTGATGGACTACGATAATCAGACTATTACTATTCCAGCTCGTACAAATAACACAGGCTACAACCAGACATTACGTGATTTGTGCCCTGGAATCACTCCTGGAACGTATGTTTTTTCTGCAAAGAAGTCAAATCCGGAAAGTGGTAACGGTAGTTATTTTTTAGAGGCTGGATTGGATTTCACATTTAACACGCCTACTGAATTAACGGACGCGCTTCTGGATAATCATATTGCTTGGTACAATAATGAGGATTCAGAGGTTGAGAATGTAATATCAGAGATTCAGATTGAAATCGGAACAGAAGCCACAGATTATGAGCCTTACACTGGCGGACAACCAAGCCCATCGCCAGATTATCCACAGCAGATTGTAAGCGCTGGAGATGGTGGAGAAGTAGAAGTTACGATATGTGGAAAGAATCTATTTGATGGCAATACAGATATTTCAAAAACGCAATGCTATAAATTACCTATTCAAATGAGGAAGGGCGCAAAATTAACAATGTCATTTGTAGGAGTTGGAACAGGTAGTGGAGCAGCAAAAGCTTATTGTCATGATTCTGAATTGAATTTTTGCAATACTTTGTTTTATTTCGATGTAAAAAGCGGAGTAAATAAATATTCGTCAACCATAACTTGCTCGGGTAGAGAAAAGAATATTTTCTTTTACAAAACTGAGTTTACGAAATTTTTTGAGAATATGTATGACATCCAAATTGAAATAAATGGTATAGCTACGGATTACAAACCTTACTACACTCCGCAATCTCTCTCCATCAGCACGCCAACAGGTCTTCCAGCAATCCCGGTAGACACAGATGGAAACTACACCGATGCAGATGGTCAGCAGTGGATAGCTGATTATGTGGATTTGAAGCGTGGGAAGTATGTACAGAATGTAACTGCTTTTGAGCTTACGGGAGACGAAAAATTTCGATATGAATCGGGTTCGAATACACAGAATATATCAGATGGTCTGTATACAGTAGGATTCGCCCTGAACGATACAATTAATAAAATGGTAATATCAAATGCATTTGTGCAAGCGACCAATAATTGGACACCTGAAATTATATATGTCAAAGAGAAAAAAGTTAGTGTATTTACACTTACAAATGCACACTGGATATTTTTTGTACTTGATGCAACCACATTTCCAACAAAAGAAGATTTTGTATTGTTCCTAAAGGCAAAGAAAGATGCGGGAAATCCAGTTGTATTATATTATAACCTGAGCGAGCCAATTGAACGAAATCTTACACAATCCGAGATTCAAGCCTACCAGAATCTTGTAACTTATGCCGGAACAACCATCGTGGAAAATGATGCAGAATGCTATATGGAAGTAAGTGCCGGTGGAGGAAACATCCTTAGAGCAAAGAAGCTGGCGTTGATACTGGGAGATTAATCTTGGCAGACATCTCCTTCTGCTGTATAATGACGGTGGAAGGAGAGTGATTGTGTATTGGAAACATTAAATAATTTTAACGCAATTGGCATACAAGGAATTGTGGCTATCATTACATTAGTGTCCGCAGTTACATCGGCATTAGTATCTGGTTTAATGCAAATAATCACGAAATGGATAGAAAGTCATTATTCCAAAAAACAAGCAGAAATGACAAATGCGCATGAGACTTTTATGCTGAGGGAAAAGAATCTTCAAGAAATACGGCTGAAAAGAATGGATAAATATTATGATGAGCGAAAAGAAACATTTCTCCAGTTTGTTATCAATGCAACAGAATTTTTGAAGGATACAGAGGGTACATCTTCGGCTATACATTATGAACCTATGCTGAAATACAGAAATCTTGCATTACTATATGGCAATGAAAGATACAGGGAGAAAGACAAAGAATTTATGAACTATGTGGAAAACATTCAATGCTTTTCGATGGATGAAGACCTTGCTAAAAAGAAATTGGAAGAAATGATTGCGGTAATTAGTGAGATTTTGCAGAGTGATTAAAAAGAGGTAAGAGAGGTTAATGCCTCTCTTTTTCTATGCAGAAAGGAGAATACATGGAAATACGTGCGAGACCGAGAGGTCTTATTTTTATGTAGAAAATTCAAGAATTGAGGTACATAGAGTGTATGTAGACGTAAACACAATCATTATGGCCGGAAGTCTCTTGACAGCCGTAGTGGTTATTTTTTCTGCTATTTTTGCGGTGTACAAGTGGTACTTAAAGCAAAATCAGCAGGACGTAGAAATTGAAAGAGTAAAGTCAGAACAATGCTTGCTGACTTATGGAATTCTCGCTTGCTTGAAAGGACTTAAGGAGCAGGGGTGCAATGGTCCAGTAACTGAGGCAATAGACAAGATTGAGAAGCATATAAATAAGCAAGCGCATGATCAGGAGGATTAGATGAT